CTGCCCTCCCTCCTTTCCTGTAAATTCGCACTGCTGCCGCCCGCAACTCCAAACACTGCACCATCTGTCTTCCGTCCCGCACCAAAACATTTCACTGCCCTTTCTGGTAGACAAGAACGAACTCGCTTTCTTCATAGTCCAGCCCGTATTTTTGGCAGTCTTCTTCATCTGCCGGGATAACATTTGCCAGCGGGCATGACCACTGATAGCAGCAGCCTATATTGTGCCATTCCTCCGTTTGTTCCGGGTGCTTGCAGTTGTACCCATTATTCACCGTATACGGCACTTGAAGCGGGTCCAGCTCTGCATTGTAGAAATAGCCGCATATGTTAGCAAGATTGTTTATGGTCATAATGTCCGGCACTTCTTCCCCCTTGTAATAGCACCATGACTGCGGCGGCTTTTTCAGCCCATAAAGTTCTAACGGGTGCGGCGTGCAATACTCTTTTACCTCCGTTACTGCCCAGCCCCATAAATTCCGCTTGCTTCCTCCGGCGTATTCCTTTATCTGGCTTTCTGTCAGGCAACTTTGCTTTTTATGTGTTTCAAGCAGTTCTGGAAGCATTTTTATTTTCATGAAGTCTGTGCATATAAATTCACCACGCACCCCGCCGCCCCCGGTCACGTATACAAGCACCCTGTATTCCCGGTCTTTCTTCACCGGGGCTGTTTTCCTGATTTCCAGTATCTTTTCCCCGGCAAGCATTTTCTTCCACCAGCATTCATGCAGGGATAATATAATTGTGTCCAATTCGGACACGCTTTTCTTTTCAGCCATCTTCCCTACCTCCATCACTTAAAGTCTTCAAACTTTTTGCAGGCGTAAAAGCCCACTTTTGAATTTACCCATCTTTGCAGGCGGCGCAGGCCACTTCCACGCTTTACATTTTGCTTGTCGTATATCATTACATACGGCATATGCCCCATGGACCGGTAAAAGATAATATCCTGTTTTTGCCGCACCGCCGCCAGCACGCCCCATCAGTGTTACGCTCTGCCTTGCGTCTATGTATATCCTGTCCCCTGTCCTGCCAAAATCTAGCTTTGTATGCTTCTTTGGTTTCTCCGTAAAGTTCAATTTCATTTGTCCGTCTGCGTCCTGCTCCATTCTTCCGCTATCACTTCCAGCAGTGCTATTCTCAATCTGTCCGGCATATCCCGTTTCATATCCTCTGCCCTCTGCAACATAGCCCAGCACACTTTCGCACTCAAAAAGTATTTTTCCGGCACGCTCTGTTCTAAAATCTCGCACAAGATAGATTCTCTTTCTACGTTTGGGAACTCCCCAGTATTGAGCGTCCAGCTCTCTCCAAGCTGTACTTCCCCCCTGCTTCTAACCATTCCGGCTTTTGCCCATCTTCCGCTATCAGGCATTGGAATGTTGGTCTTTGTGATTTCTTCAAGCACCCTGCGGAAATCCTGCCCTTTATTGCTTGAAAAAGCCCCTGCCACATTTTCCCATATTGCATATTTTGGATATTTTCCATTTGTCGCACACCTCATTTCGTCTATTATCCGCACCGCTTCAAAGAAAAGCTGTGACGCTTCCCCTGCAAGCCCTTCCCCGTTTCCTGCAACACTCATATTCTGGCACGGGGAACCGAAAGAAATAATATCCACCGGGGGAATGTCTGCCCCGCTTATCTTTGTAATGTCCCCTAACTGCTGCATATCCGGGAAGTTCTTTTCTGTTATGTCCACACAATCCGGCTCTATCTCGCTTCCCCATACTGGTTTTATGCCGTGCCGGACTGCTGCCAGCGGAAAGCCCGCTATCCCGTCAAACAGGCTCCCCAGTGTCAACTGCCTTTTATTTTCAGCCATGTTCACCCCTCCAGTATAATTTTTATAAACACCAGCATTTGCAAATCAGAATACTTGTACAGGCCAGTATTTTCTTCCTGGACTCTCTCGCCCAGCTCTTTCCAAACCGCAATGCCCTTTCGCATGGTCTTTGTTGTGTAGGTTTCTGCTGAAATGCCGCATTGCTTCACTTCTCTTTCCCCGTCTATGTCCCTGTATTGCAGACACCCTATAAACCCCCTGTACAGTTCTTTCCCGTTGCCGTCCAGTATCAGCAGGCGGTCACTATTTATCGCTGTCTTTATGAAGTCATTCAGTGTCATTCCCCGTTCCCTCCGTTTCGATTTATCCCGCCTAATATGTGTGCAATAACGTCCACTGTCCACGCATTTCCCAGCAACCTCTTTGCTGCGCTTTCAGAAACTTCCCTTGTGTAATCATCTGGAAGCGTCTGTAACCTGCAATACTCTTTTGCCGTAAGATACCTAAATGGCAGTTTTTTCTTAAATGCGTCTGCGTGCCGCCCATATGGTAACGGCGTAAGTACATTGTCTTTGTCAACTGTCGTAAGGCAGTTTGACTTGTTTGTGTTCGTTTTCCGAACTTCCAGACATTGCGTAATCGGTATATTCTTGTTGTAATCCTCCCTATGCCCTTTTTCATTTAGCCGCCTGCCTATTATCGTTGCTTTGTTCAGTTTCTTCCCCTTGACAAGCCCTATATTCGGCATATCAACATCTTCTAAAACATCAGACAGCATAATGCCTTTATCTTCCGGCGGCCCTGAAAACGGGATATTTGTCCAGTAAAGCCGTTCCCTGTTCTGTGCTGATACTAAACTTGAATTTATCTGTACCGGCTCCACTCCCATATGCTCCGTGATTACATTGCTCCATTCCTTTTTCATCACCACATTTTCCAGCAGGAAATATTTTGGCTGCACTTCTTCCAATGCCCGGACAAACTCAAAGAACAATTTACTTCGTGGGTCATTGAAATTTAGTCCTTTTCCCGCAAAGCTAAACCCTTGGCATGGGCTTCCACCTATCAGCAAATCAAACCCCTTGTATTTCTTGAAGTCTGCTTCTGTCACGTCCCCGCAATGTATTATCTGTGCATAATTGCTTTTGCTAACTTTTATTGCGCTTTCGTCTATCTCATAGGCAACATATTCATCAACTTGTATTCCTGCCTTTTCAAGCGCAGCCATTCCGCAGCTTATCCCGTCAAATAAACTCAATACTTTCACGCCTGCTTCCCTCCTTTCGTTTTTGCCGCCCTTTTATGTTTTTTCCTCCTGCGGCTTTTTCCCGGATTGCTTTTCTTCTTTGGCTTTTTCCTCCACATCTTCATGTAAATGTGCCAGCCTGTTTGCTCGTAATATTCCGCTTTGATTTCTTTTATGTCATAGTCCGGGAACTGCTTTTCAAAGAAAGCCTTGCCTAAATCATTTGATTTTGCTATGTTCTCTATCTGCTTCTTGCTGTACTTGCTATCTGCTGGCGGGTGCTGCACTGGTCTTTCAAGGTTCCTGCTGCTTGACCAGCGTTTCTTTCCATTCGGGTTTTTGGTTATGTACTTACAAAGTCCCTCTATCCCGTTATCATTCACCTGCATTCTGTCAGCATTTACCCAGCCCATCTGCTTTATGCCTGCCCTGTACTGCTGGTCTGCCCCTGCCTTTTTCCAGTTAATGCGTTCAGTTGTCCACATCAGTTCTACATCATCACGGGACAATCCCCCGTTCATGATAATGTGGTGGTGTACTCTTGTGATTTTGTCCTTTTCCTTGCTGTACCCATATTCTGTTACAAGGATATACTTCAACGGCTCTAGCCCCAGCTTTATCCTCCTGTATGCAATCCTGCGCAAGTAGTTTTTCACCAACACTTCCGCTTCTTCCTCACTCTCTGGAAGACATTCATTGCTATATGTACAGGTAACGTGTGAATCACCTACACCAAAATTGCCATTTCCCAACTGTACCAGATACCGCCTTGCATTTTTATCATTCAAGTCTTTCTGCTTTGGCTCTGTTACTTTCTTCTTTTTCCCCCTCTTGCCTTTTACTGCCTTTTCTGCATTGTCAGTCCGTGGTATCACATCTACTTCCCTGTAATTCCCACAATCTACCTTTTTCTCTCTTTCAAACACCCTGCACAGCTCCTTTTCCGTCTTATACCGTTTTGAAGCGTAAAGGGGTTACTGGGTACAAAAGGGGGACCCTCCTACCCTGTCTATTATCCATGTATTACGTAAGTATATATATATTATATAGTATTACGTAAGTATAAACATACACTATTACTTACGTAAGTATAAATATATATTATCGTAAGAATGTTATTACCCCATACAAGCCCGGAAAGCAGTGTAAAACCTGCTGTTTTTGCTTGCGTTTCCGCTGTCAACATGGTATAATAGACATTAGTTAATGAATTACGAATGTTGACATCGAAAAGCCTTTGTTTTGTGTTTGCGGCACATCACAAAGGCTTTTTATTTTGCGTTTTACGGGCTTTTTCCTGCCTGCCCGTACTTTTTTATGCCCTGCGCCTTTTTGCCGTTCTCCGTCCGTCTGGTGCGTTCTCACGCACCCGCCAGTATTTCAGTTACCAGTTTCCAGTCTTCCAGATATAAAGCGGAACGGAACGCCACATAGCCGCTGAGAGAACGGGGGTTGTTCAAGTGCAACGCCGCCACGCCACCGTTGGAAGTGCTGCCGAAGCCCGAACCCCGGAAAGGCACGGCTTCTTCAAGTTCACTGTCAACCCATATCCCGGCTTTTTCTTCTTTCCAGTCACGGGGCAAAATTCCCAGTTTATGTATGATTTCAGGTACTTCTTTCAGGCTCCCGGCAAGCTGCAAGTCTTTCATGTGACCGCCATTAAATGCGCCTGCAATCTGTCCATCAGTCAGCACGACTTTTCCGCATTGCACATCAAGAAAAAGCTCCCTGCCGTCTACTGCTGCCCGGACCCATTCTTTGCTGTCTTCGCTATAATCTACCGCCGCTGCGTCATTGTCTTTGATATACTCAATAGCCCCTCTATGCAGGCGCAGTCCTGCCACGCACTCCCAAAAGTTGCCACACAATCCAAAAACGCCATCTTTTGTCCCGTCATGGCTCCACGCCAGCGGGTCAAGCCCGGTCAAGCAGGTATAGCCATCATAGCACCAGCCCTTTTCCTCCGTGTTTTCAGCGTTATTGCCATAGTTCGTATTGCCGCCGATTTTATGCCCCAGCCTGTTTGCTTCCTCAATCAGATATACCCATTCTGTATTTGTCATTAAATGCCAGCCCTTGCCTTTATCCCGGCACAATCTGGCGGCGTTTATGTATCTTATATTTTCCGCTGGCTGCTGGTACGGCAGGGAAGCGGGTATGTCGTTAATCATTACATTTGTGTACTGGGAAATTAGCACTGCTGGCACCGTTTTCCCGTTCACAATGAACATTTCCGGCGTTTTATGCCCTGCCCCCTGTCCTGTACTCAATAGCGGCTCTAAATAAAACATGGTCATGTAATTAGGCAAGCCGTGTTCATCTTTTACAATTACCGCTTTCTTTTTGATAAAATCATTCACTTTGTTTTCCCTCCTGTATCTGGTATGGTTTTTATGCAACAAGCCGTTTCCGGCGTGTTTTCAATAGTCAATCCCTGCTTCGTCCATGAAGTCAAAAAGTGTAATCTGGTTTGGGTCATCACCTACCCACCACCGCATAACGTGTTCCCCGTCACTCCATGCCCCGTTGTTTGCCAGCCCTGCTTCTTCTCTGGCTTTCAGCATTTTGTCAAATGCCCTCACGTATGCCGCCCGGTATTTCGGGTATATTGAATTGCCCTTTGCTCTTTTTTCCTATCCATGTTTTTAGTTTCCTTTTGCTTTTTTCTACCGCTAAACAACATCTTTCCGCTGCCGTTCTCCCTCCTGCGTCACCGTGACCGTAATTGTCACATTCTCCCGGCGTGACAGAATCGCCGCCAGCGTATCAAAAAAACGCTGCGCCGGGAACGTCCCTGTTATGACAGGCTGTACCTGCCCCTTTTCCTCTGCCATGCGCCCACCTCCATTCCGGCAGTACCACAATCGCCCAGCTATAAACCACAACATCTTTATCCACTGCCCCACTCCACTGCTTCCATTACAGACTGCTTGTCTGCTTCATAAAAAACAGATTGCTTGTTCTCCTAAACTGCTCCCTGCTTTTAATGCCAGCATCAGAAGCCCTTGCAATCTGCAGACTTGCTAAATGTTTTTCATAACAGCCTGCGCATAATTTCTTTCCTTCCAAAACCGGATTTTTGCAGCATAGATAACATATTCCATAAGAAGGAAATTCTGCACGCGAAATATATATGCCGTTTTTTTCATTCCGTTTTTCCCGTTTCCTTTCACGTTCCTTCAACAGGCAGATAGAGCATTTAACCTTTGAATTTTCTGCCTGCCGCTTTCCGCATTGGACACATATCCCTGCATTTTTTCGCCTGTAATACTTGCTTTTATTTGTTTCCGAACATCTTTTTTTGTACCGTTCTTTTTCTTCGGCAGTCATCCTCTCGATTCTCCTAGCTGATGTCTCCGTATGTTTTGCTTCGCAGACTTCGCACCTAGTCTTTCCTGGGACAGCACTATATTCCCCACAGCTAACACAAATACCATGTGATTTGTAATGATAATAATTTCCCTTACTGCTTTCCGCACAGACTTCACACCTAACCTGTCCCGGAACAGCGTCCCTTTTTCCGCAAACACCACATATACCATGTAATTTGCGGAAATTATATCTTTCCTGCCTTGTCATAATTCATTAAGGAGTAAAGCATACTTTAGCGGCCGGCCAAACCTCACTACTCCTTTCTACTTTTTCACAGCACTGTCATCCAGTGATTTCAGCAACGCTACAGCTTCCTCATGTTCTCCTTCACAGATGAGCTTTTCTGCTTTTTTCTCTACATCTGTTCTGTGTCCATTCTCTGCCTGCAGTCTCTTAATCTCTGCTATGCTTTTATCAATCTTTTCCATGCTTCTCCTCCTTTTTTCCCTTTGCGGATGCTTCCATCATCCCTGCACGGCTGAAATACATCCGCAAAGAGACATAAAATTGGGTAAAGTTGGGCGTTTCCCGTCTTTAACAATAAAACGGGAAAACTTTTTCGGGTACTGGTGTCCCCGATTGAACCGGGCAGGAATCGAACCTGCACCGCAGTAATGTGCGCCCCTGCCGCCGTCCGGCTTCCGGTCCCGCTTTTCAAAGCGTACTACTAATCTTTTCTGCTACGTGCATATAAAATTTTCTTGAGCTTTGAGCCATGAAACTGATTGCTTCATTCAATTCATCCTGTGTGTGGCAATCAGTTTTCATTTTTATCTCAATCTCAATTTCAGTTTCAGTTCCATTTTTTCTAAAAGTTTCGCTGTATTCCATCTCCTTCACCTCCTTTCCATCCCCTATACTGCTGCCGCTTCCTGCTTTGCCGCCTGCAAGGTCTTCACCAGCTTTGCACCCCTTATGATTCCAATAAACTCCCGTTTCTCGTATGGGTCCAGTGTGTCCATGAAGTCCCGCAGTTCTTCCGCTTCTTCCCTGCTGGTCTGCGCAAGCATGGTTTCCATTCTCTTATCCTCTGCCATCTTCTGTCCCCCCTTTCTGTGTTCCCTCCGGGTCAGCCGCTTCTTTCAAGTAACTTCCTGCAATTTGCAGAAACGCTTTAATTTGCCCGGTGTCATTCAAAATGATTTTCCCACCGTTCCCCGGCGTTATTTCCACCGCCCCGGTATCTTCGTTTCTTTCCATAAAGCAGGCTGTTTTCTTGTTAAATTCTTCAATTTCCGCTTCTGTCACTTGCAGGTTTTCCAGCTCTGCCGGGTCCAGTTCAATGGCATCTTCCCCCGGCTTTTCTTTCAACATTTGCGCTATCTGGTTCAATATCTGCATTTCCTGTATGAGTTTTTCTGTTTCTTTCTCCTGCTCTAAGAAAATAACCTGCTGCCCCGGTTGCACTTCTTTTATTTCTTTTACCTTTGCAGAAAACGCCAGCTTTTCTTCCACGTATTCCGCATATTTCACCGCAACCCGTTCAAAGGTCTGCATGAATGTTCCCATTTTTCTTTTACCGTCCTTTCCGACACTGCCGCTTTCGCATTAAAAGCCGCCATTTTTAGCAGTGCCTATTTTTGGGATATGGCTTCCCCAATTAAACCGGGCAGGAATCGGACCCGCCTTGCAGGTTTTCACGCCTGCTGCCGCCGTCCGGCTTTCGGTTCATTCATCTGGAACTAAACTCTTCTTTCACCTTTCCCACCTCCAGTCTTTCTTTTTCCTCCCCCTCTGCTATAATTGTTTCATCAGCCCCGCACGGCTGAAATACATAAGCAAAAAGGGGGTGTATCTTATGGCAAGATACCGTGTTGACCTGCATACTTATTCCGCAAGTGAACATGACCGCATTTACCAGATTCTTTCCGACTTTACGGAAGTATCGCCGTTATGGACTGGAAGCGCAGGCATTTACCTTGTGGACTGGAATTGCCCGGAAACAATTGAAAGCGTCACTGGCCTTCCGTCTTCTTTGGTATCGCTTCATCAGGAATAAAATGCCTGATTGTAGTTCCTTCTTTGTCCGGGTCATAGTCCACTATCACCCGGACTTTTCCTGTCAGCTCTTTTATTCCCAGCATTTCAAAAACGCTTTTCAAATGGTTTTCGTAATACTCCCGGTTCTGCCCGCCGCTTCCCGGCACAAGCTCCCCATACTCACTACTTATGCCGCCGTTTTCCTTTGCATAATTAAACTGCATATCGTCCGGCAGGCTTTCCGGGTTCGTGTCTTTGTTTATGTCCAAATAATTCATTTTGATATGTCTTGCAGTGCTGTCATAGTCAATGAATACCCGCATTTTGTGTCCCAGTTTCAGTGGCTTTACTAAATTTTGCAGTGATATAAACGCTTTTTCAAAATCAGTCGTTTTTATTCTTTCCTGCTTGATTGCTTTCACCTTTTCACCTCCAGTCTTTCTTTTTTCTTCCCCTCTGCTATAATTGTTTCATCAGCCCCGCACGGCTGAAATACATAAGCAAAGGGGGTGCAAATTGTGAGTAAAGGCATATGTGTTTCTGTGTTTGACAGGAAAACAGGAAAGCCCACTGTTTTAGAGTGTGGTTCATGGTTTTGCTATGATTGCAATAAGCTACGAAAAACCATAAACTTTCCTTTCACTGGAACCATTAACGGTCGCTGTAAAA